AGTGTCCGAAAACAGACCCCGGAACTGATCGTTTCCGCGACGGGAAACAACAGCAGAAGCAGCAGCCATTTTAATCTCCTATGAAAAAAGACCCTCCCCCGAAGGGGAGGGGGCAACTGCAATTAGGCCGGAACAGCCAGCGCGAAGGCGGCAGAGGCGTTGGCAGCGGAGGACGAAGCGGAGGTACGCAGGGCCTTCACACCGTAGATCGTGTCAGCGGTGAAGAGGGTGCCCAGGTATTCCTGCTTGTACTGAGTCTGCGAACGGATGCCCAGCTGCTCGACCAGCACCATGGCGTCGCGGTGGCCCATCAGGCAGATGCGGTCATTGCCAGAGTTGCCCGCGCCGTTGTCGGCGTTGGACGAGGCGAAGACAGCCATGCCGTAGAGTTGGCCGATTTCACCGTTGCGGATGGCATCGCCGTTGCCGACGAAAGCCTGCTCGGTGTAACGGGCCAGACCCATCAGGGTGTTGCGGCTCGACGGGGGGATCAGGAAGAAACGGCCGTCCATCGGAACGTCGTTGTCGTCCAGGCGCTGGATGGTGCGGCGGATAGCAGCATCAGTCAGAGCAGCAGCGTTGGAGGTGTTGCTGTTGTAGGCGGTGGTGCCGTCGGAGCCGATGAACGCCTTGGTGCTGTTAGCAGCGGTGGCGTAGTCGTCGGTGCCCACGGTGGCGCCGTTGAAAGCACGGCCCAGCTGGACGAGGTCGGTGTCGATACGACGAGCCAGGGCGTAACCGGCGTCTTCCGTGTAGAAAGAACGCAGGCTGGTCAGGGCTTGCACTTCGACGATGTCCTCGATCAGGCGGCTGTACTCATAGTGCTTGTTGATGAGCACTTGAATGTTGGTGTCGCTCTCAGCGATCAGCGTCACGGCATCGGTCGCAACCTTAGCGTTGGCGGTGCCACGCAGCGGAGCGGGGATGTTGACGGTGTCGCCTTTTTTGCCCTTGAAGGACATCTTCTTGACCACGTTGGCCAGGACGAGGTTCTTCTTGTAGGCAGCGATGATCTCATCAGACCAAATTTCGGGGATGAAATTGGCTGCAGAGGTGGTGGTTACCGCATTGTTAGGTGCGAAAGCAGTGTTGGCCATGTTAAATCTCCAGATTCAAGGTTACTTGACCCGTCCCTCTGCGTACGCCTGCATGATCTCATCACTTAGGGCGTCGTAGCGAGCCGGATCGGTCATTTTCAGCCGAATAAGGTCGGCACGTCGGTAGACACGCTTAGAGCTCTCGCCAGATCCACCCACATCAACTTGTGCGGCCTTCATGTTCTTGGCCCGGCTGGCATCGCTAGATTGCTCTGCCTGCTTGGCCTTGGTGCCGCGCAGTTGTTTGAAGGTAGAAAGCAGCTCATTGGCCGAATCGAAATCGAACTCAGCATCAGCTTTTGCGTAGAGCGCCAGGCGCACGGGCGAGCTTTTCACCCAGGTCTGGAAGTCCGAATCGCTCACCACTTGGGTGAAATCCGGGTGCTCTTGCGTGAGCTTCTGTTGTGTCTGCATCCGTCGGAACTCCATGCTGGCTTGACGCGCAGCAAGAACGTCGGGGTGCTTTTCAATCGTCGTCTGAACCGCTTTTTGCGGGTTCTCGAAGAAGTCTACTTCCGGTTCTTCCTCTTTTACTTGCTGTTGCTTTGATCCGAGGTTCTGCTTGATCAGCTCATCGGCCAGTTTCCGCACTTCGCCCACTTCCTGGGCCTGCTTACCAATGAGCTTTTCAGCCTCTTGGTGCATGCGGATGATGTCCTCCAGGCTTTTGTCCCGATATTTCTCCGGGAGCTCTGGGGTCTTGGACTCTACTGCCTCAAGTTCGCCTAGCGGCTCGGGTTCATTGTCAATCAGCATGGGGTTCCTGCCAAAATGGTTGTAGGAGATTCAACTCGGCCCCGTGGCTTATGAGTTGGCTTTGCGCTCTGCGTTCAACTTTTCGATGTGTTTGCGCTCAAACCGCCCGTGCTCGGACGGAAAGTGCCCAGACCACCCCTCCAACTTGAACGCCGGAGCGCTCATGATGCGGTGGGCATCCCCACCACACCCACACCGCACGCTTTTCGTCTCATAACCGACCAGCGCCTCGGTGCGTTGCCCGCATTCGCAGGCGAATTCATACATTCTTCGCACTTGTCAGATCCTCGTAAGCGTCCTCGCTGACCTTCTTCAAGGTTTT